CCGTACCTGCACCAGTCTGAGCACCAGTAACTGCACCCGTGGTGGTAGCACCCGTACCTGAACCTGTGGTAGCACCCGTACCTGCACCTGTGGTAGCACCCGTACCTGCACCTGTGGTAGCACCCGTACCTGCACAGGACCTTTCATCTGAAGTAGTATCAGAAAGTTCCGACGCGGAAAGAATGTCGCTATTCTCTGGGCAATCAGTACTGCATGCTGTTAGTACAATACCTAACAGTGTAGCGAGTAGAGCAAGTAGCGCTCGTAGCAGCATAAACAGTGCTAATAGCGTGACAACGATAAACAATTCCATAAAGAGTAACTTAATCGCACCTCCTCCTTCCCTTGCAAGCCCACTGACATCATTTTCATCATCTACCCCCAAAACGGATGAAGATACTGTCTCCCAAGTTCCTTCTTCTGTATCTCAGGACGCTGATGGAGATCCTCAACTAAATGATGAAACATCAGCGGTCACAACTGTTTCTTCCTCTTTAGCTACCAGTTTGGCAAATTCAAAAGAATATAAGAAATTTCATAATCAATTACAATCCCTACGCCGTAATAACAAATTTATTCTGAAAGAGTGCAAGGATAGCAAAAGGTTACTTGATTTGAAATATCAACGCCTTACCAAAAAGATAAACTATATACAAATATCTGTCATATTCTTGTCTACTCTTTCAGGTTTTATGCAAGGAACGAAGGAACATTTCGGTACTTCTCCTACCGCTGTTACAGTATCAGGTATTACAATATCAACCTATATTTCTCTAGTCCTATCTATTGCCAAATACTATAAGTTTGACGAAAACAAAGAGAAAATCACAAACTTACGAGAAAAATATGCTTCATTGCACAACAAACTTGAGTACCGTATGGATGTCCTCGGACCGTGGATGAACAAGAGCCTTTGGGAACATCAAGATCATTCAATTAAGTATAAAGAGTGGAGTATTATTGTAACGTCTATGGATGAAGAATATAAAGAAATAATTGCTACCAAACAATTATTATGTACTGAGTTTGAAATTATTATGGATTCAACAAGCAGGAACAAATACCATATCAAGAACAAAAATATGGAACACAACAATAGGTCAAATCTGTTTGGGGCTCTGAAAAAAGAATATGCACTTGAGCAACATATACAGAATAAACCGGAAATATTGACATTTACCAACTCGATTAGATTACCTGATGACGAGCTAGATAATTGGGATGAAGACGACATAGACGTATAAATAAAATTGATATACTATGATAAATATTATGTGTGTTTCTAATAAAAGCAAACTCACTAATCAAATAATGGAAATACCTTCACCCCCATCCCGAATTACATTCCTTCATGACAAAGATAAACGCATGCAAAATTTGTATTATGATATAGATATCAGAAGTACTTACAATAAAACGAAATTGAGAAATGTTAAAAGGAAATATTGGAAATATGCAAAATTTTTATCCGACATATATATCGAGAGGGTACAACGTCTTGTGTGGGAATTTGGCTGTATACGAGATAACGCGTTTTGTGATTGGCAAAAAGCTAAAAGAATTTCCCTCAATAATATTCATAATCCTACCACTGAGATTGAGGGCAACAGAAATCACAAGTATTATGTATATAGAGAAGCTGATGATGAATTCGAATCAATGAGAATAGAAGAACAGTTATACGATCAAGTTATCAGCTTGGTACAAGATAAAATAAAAGATATCAGCAAACATCTAAAGGACATCAGATTTTATAAATTATGTGCACATTGTGAAACAATGAATAATGTTACTATATCTGGATGCAAGTCAAAGCATAAATTATGTTACGACTGTATATATAATAAAAAGGAATGCCCGGTATGTGAGGAAGACATGGGTTTACTCCATTGTGATATTTGCTATAGGTACAAAAAAGAACTAGTGAATACAGGATGTAAAAATAAGCATCAAACATGCAAAGTATGTTTGGGCAAAATTAAAAGGAAGAATAACTTGTGTCCATTTTGTCGAGAAACTTGTAGTAAAAATCAGCCGGCTGTAGTCCCGATATATGTGGAAGGGACACAACACACAGTTGAAGAAATGGAAGAAATGGATGAATCATACTTTGCTAGTAGTAGAATTATGTCATATCGTTGAAAAGAGAAAAGGTGGGTAGGAGTCGTGAGAATAGAATATAGTATTATATAGTTAATAAATACCAATACCTATAAAATTAGTACCAATAAAATAATAAAAAGCAATCTTACTTTTATTATTTTAATTATTATTTATACTTTTATTTTTTACTTACTTACTTACTTACTTGGCACAATATTGTCTCCTTCAAACAATTCCTTTTTTATATCGTCGACAGTTGCATCCTCGCCGAGAGTCTCAATTTGGGTATTGGTATTATCTATAGAGATGAGGTTACCGTCCTCATCAACAGTTTGAGTAATTTTATTTCCTGTTTCTTCTGCTAATTTCTTGTTCTTCGCAATAGCATCACGTTTCGTTTCCTTCACTCTGTACTCGAATTCGTTCTTCGCCTGCTCCTCATTCTTCTCCTTCTCTGACATTAACTCGTTCAAAGTCTCTTCCATATATTCCACCTTGCCCGTTTTGTAAGCCTCAGGGTGGAAGGGAATCCACATACCAACAGGTCCAACGTAGACATCATGATTTGGATCAACCTTTCTTAATACTTTGGCTCGCAATTCTGCCTCTTCTTGTGAGGGAAAGGAACCACGAATCTTGATACCACGAATAGAAGTCTGAAAATCGTGTTTAGCATTGAATTCCTTTTCCAGTTTATCTTCAGTACGATCCAAGAAATTTTTGTACTCATCTTCCATTTTCATGGTTACGATATTATCTCGTTCTGAATCAACAAATTCTTTCAAATCAGCAGCAAGATTATCAAACGATAAATTGTACTTAAAACTCAAAAAATTTAAGAATTGATTATATTTTTCCAAACTTTTATGGAAATCCCACGATTTGATAAAGTGTTCGAACATAAACAGTTCTTTCTGCTTTAAAATTTTTTCAGGGGATATGAAAGAAACACATGAAAACTTTTGTGCGGCTATTGGCTTATCTTCATCTAAAAGGTCAACATATTTATCGTTTTCAGATCCATCTGCATTAAATCTAGATTCTAATTGTCTGTTAGTAGAAAAGTCACTCATGATGTTGAATAACGTATAATCTGTATTATTTGCTATATACGATGATTATCTTTTTGTTTTTAAGTTCTAACGCAAATATTACTTTTGCTTTGTTTCATTTATACACGATTTTTTTCTAATCACATATTATAATAAAAACATTTTGTATATTATACACTCTACATAACTATTATAATGGACGGAATCATTGATTTAGCCGAATTATTCAAAAGAGCAATCAAGTACTTGGTTGAAGGTATCATGGTCGCTATTGCAGCTTACGCCATCCCTAAGCGTTCTTTGTCTCTTGATGAAGTCTCCCTCATTGCCCTCACAGCTGCTGCCACCTTTAGCGTTCTCGACACGTATGTCCCCGTTCTTGCCGTGAGTGCACGTTCAGGAGCCGGATTCGGTATTGGTGCCAATCTTGTTCGTTTCCCTGGGGGATTTTAAGTTGACATAAAACATAAATTCATCATCTACAAACAAGAATTAGCCATACGGAATTGAAGATTAATATATATTACAATACATTCTATAGTATATATTATCTAAGATATAATCTAATTATATGACCTATACTGTGTTGACAATTAGGTAAACAATAATAAACTGAATAATACACGTAATTATACCAACCCCCAAATAACTGTGGTATAATAAGTTCAGGTGCTTCATTTGTGAATCGTCGCATTCATCCAATGATCCGCACTTGTTTATGGCATACTGCATTCTTGCTGCATATGGTCCTAGTCCTGAAAATAAGTAAAAAGAAGAAATAAATATGAATCCTATCGATATTACGCTGGCTAGTAACGGATGTACCTTGAGTGATTTAACCCTGGACATATGATAAAACAATAAACTTACTGTGATTAAAATAGCGGAAAGATTTAACCACATACTTAAGAGAGATTCTGGGACATATACGCTATCAGAAAATGCTAAATCGACAGCATGCTTGTCTTCAGATGATATATGGATGGGCATGCTTTTGTGCTTTATATTTAAATAAAGAGATCTATCTATCCGAAACGATTCTTATATTATAACAATATTATTGTTATTCATCTATAAAGTAGGTATAAATTCCCAGTCAAGTTCTCTGCATATTTTTTTCCATATTTCATCCTGTTCTATTCTTTTTTCTCTGTCTTTAAGCATTGGAAAGAAAGGGAGGAATTCTCGTTGATCCAACAACTCGCATAATTTATAGACAGTGTAATAATAATTAAGGAAGTTCACTCGATCATCTGGACAGTATTTTGCGTATGGTGCTTGGATTTCCATAAATAGATTGCATAAACTTTCTTCCAATTCCGGTGACATAACTGGAGGTTTAATGCCTAACTTGTCTTTTATGAAAGGTATATGCTCATAGTACTTATTGTATCCCAATTTCTTGAGAATCTCTTTAGCTGATCGGTTGTCAAAGTTTCTCAAATCTATGCGTTCTTTTCTAATCTGGTTTTTAATATTGTCCAACACTGCGTCTGGTATTTGCGTTGTTTCTTTTGCCTGGAATTGAGCAAGAATTTCTCTAAAATGGTTAATGCGTTTGTACGCGTAGAAACATGCCTCTTTCGGGGGTTCCTTATAGGATGGTTTTTCGTTTTCTACCAAATAGGGGACATTAACGAAGCATTGGTTACATACCATTATTCCTTCATGCTCAATCGGTATTAGTTCTCCCTTTCTACATTCTCCACATACATCAGAATCTTGGATAAACTTATTAATGTCCAGAAATGCCTCATCCATGTTGATAAGATACTGTTGTGATATATTTGTTGTGATAGTGTCAGTGTTTTCACCTTCTTTGTCTTCTATTTTGAAAAAAGAGTTGAGTAGTTTCGTTTTGTTATTGTTATTGGATACATCCTTTTTGTTCTCAAAATAAGTATGGATGAATTTGTTGTTGGTTAGATAGTAGTCAGTTTGCTTTACCTTTTCTTGTCTTAGTTTCTTCTTGATTGCCTTCACTCTTTCTTCTTTTTCGAGAATACCGGTAATGGAAAGCAATTGTACAGATTTTAGTTGTTTCCTTAGTTCTTTTAGCTCAGCCTCTAATACAGGTGCAGTGTGGGTATTAAATACATGAAATAGTTGCTCTGTTTCTTTGTGCTTACTATCAAGCGTAGTTATGCTCTTCTTAGTAACTACTATATTTTTATTGGTTTTATGCTTAAAAGATGGCATAACAGAGGATCATACAAATGTACAGTATAATAATATTATATTTATGGATTTAATGTAGAATTAAAACTATATAAATTTAGAAGATACTTCTATTTATATCATTTTAATTTCGTGGGAAATCGTTGTGCTATTTGGGAAATAGTATCTTACAAATGTATACAACACCACAACCCCGATACCATGGAAGTAGAGAAAATGGTAAACATTTATGATATTAACAAAATACACTTTGTACATGATTATTTAGATAAAGGTTGGCAGGTACATATTCAAAAATACATGAGGGGGCAGGACAGTAACAGTATTCCACTACCTAAGAATCGACTTGTTTTGAAGAATATAGGAGAAATGGCAGGATCACATGTTCGAACAAAAAGTATAGTATTATCTGAAGAAGTCCATTCAACTGGATACGGTGCATTGAATAAATTGGATGAATCATGGTTGAAGGAAAACAAAAAGAAAGCCTGCATTTATTCTTTTTTGCACAATACTTTAAGAAAAGGATGGATCATACAGAAACAAAAAGATGGAAAGACGAATTCTCATAAATCGGGGACGTATTGTTTTAGCAAACCTCATAAAAATCAAGTGAAATATTTGTCCGAGAATTATTTGCAGAAATTCATTGTTGACAATGTGAACGATGATGTGGAATCTTGTCTTGCATAAATAACGCATACTCCAATCTTAATATAGACATATGTGTGGTTATCTACATTAAGGAAAAGTATACCTGATTGAACGGGTCGCGTTAATATGATTGCGTAATTGGAAATTTAGCTAACCTTGGTTGGTTTAATTTAATTACCAAAAAAATAAAATATTTAGGAATATTATAAAACAACTTAAGCTACTCAAGATAATACTACTCAAAAATGGGAGGTGGATTAATGCAACTAGTCGCCTATGGCGCACAAGACGTTTACCTTACTGGTAACCCCCAGATTACTTTCTGGAAGGTGTCCTACAGACGCCACACTAACTTTGCCATGGAGTCCATTGAGCAGACTTTCAACGGTCAAGCCGATTTCGGTCGCCGCGTGACCTGTACTATCAGCCGCAACGGTGATCTTGCTTACCGTACCTACCTTCAGGTCACTCTTCCTGAGGTCGGTAACGCAGATAGCACTGGCACCACCTATGCCCGCTGGTTGGACTGCCCCGGAGAGCAACTCATCTCTCAAGTTGAGGTTGAGATTGGTGGTCAACGTATCGACCGTCAATACGGTGACTGGATGCACATCTGGAACCAGCTTACCCTTTCTGCTGACCAGAAGCGTGGATACGACAAGATGATTGGTAACACCACTCAGCTTACCTACGTGTGCGATCCTACCTTCGCTGCCGTGGATGGTCCCTGTGACTCCAACGCTCCTCGCCAAGTGTGTGCTCCTCGCATGGCTCTTCCCGAGACCACTCTTTACGTGCCTCTTCAATTCTGGTACTGCCGCAACCCTGGACTTGCCCTTCCCTTGATCGCTCTCCAATACCACGAGGTCAAGATCAACCTTGATCTTCGCCCCATTGACGAGTGCCTCTGGGCATGCAAAAACATGGGAAGTGTTGCCGGTGGTGCTACTTCTACAAGCACCCCTGCTGCTGGTGTCTCCCAGAAGGTCGCCGCTGCCTACCAACAATCCCTTGTCGCTGCTTCCTTGTACGTCGACTACGTGTTCCTTGATTCCGATGAACGCCGTAGAATGGCACAGAAGCCCCACGAGTACTTGATTGAGCAACTTCAATTCACTGGTGATGAATCTGTCGGTTCCTCTTCCAACAAGATCAAGCTCAACTTCAACCATCCTTGCAAGGAGCTCATCTGGGTTGTCCAACCTGATGCCAACGTTGACTACTGTGAGTCTGTTGAGGCTGGCAAAGATCTTTTCAAGGTCTTCGGTGCCCAACCCTTCAACTACACTGATGCTATCGATGCCCTTCCCAATGCCATCCACGCTTTCGCTGGTCCTGGTACTGCTGGAGCCGGTGAATTCATCAAAGCTGGTACTACTACCAATGGTGATACCACTTACTCCAACAAGTTCGTTGACGCTGGATCCGGTATGTCCGCCGAGACCCCCACTTGGTGGACTGCTGACGCTCACTCCAGCATGACAAGCACCAAGATGTCTGGTGTCTCTGACGCTGGTGTGTTCGTTCTTGCCGAGACTGCTCTTGACTTACACTGCTGGGGTGAGAACCCTGTGGTCACTGCCAAGCTTCAGCTCAATGGTCAGGACCGCTTCTCCGAGCGTGAGGGTACCTACTTCGACCTTGTCCAACCCTACCAATCCCACACCCGCAGCCCCGACACTGGTATCAACGTGTACTCCTTCGCCCTTCGCCCTGAGGAGCACCAACCATCTGGCAGCTGCAACTTCTCCCGTATTGACAATGCTACTCTTCAACTCGTTCTTTCCAACGCCACTGTTGAGTACACCAATACCGCCAAGGTCCGTGTGTACGCTACCAACTACAACGTCCTCCGTGTCACTTCCGGTATGGGTGGCTTAGCCTACAGCAACTAAGCGTGTAGTCTATAGTCACTCTATTACCTTTAGCCTGATGTATTAGTAAAAACCCCAAATTAAAAGAAATAGTATAACTTGTATCTTCTGCTGTTCTATACAGCACAAGATAAAAAATGTAAATGAAATATGAATTTTTATGTCATGTGAATTGTAGAGGTAATTATCATTATCATTGTATTAAATAAATTCAGTAATTTGCTATTAATCTTAATCTATTAATTATTTTCATCTTCCATATCAGAACCAGAATCATTGTTATTCATCTCGGACGATGATTCGTATTCGTATACGTAATCCTCATCATCGTCATCCTCTTCATTATCAGAAGGTATATCTGATTTCAAGAGTCTATTCAAGTTTCTAGCTTCTACCTTAGAAG